GCGATGGGCGATTGAGGACGAGATCCCCGAAAAAGCACACATCTTGTATGTAAGAATACCCGGATGTTCCTCTGACTTCGAAGTAAGAGCGGCCATCTGGACCGACGCGCTTACGGAAGTAGCCGTTAGAATGAATCTTAACAGCTGACCAGTCCATGATGAAGATTACGTCATCATCCATCTCGTTGATTCCAACGAGCTTGAGCGGACCTGCGACACCCATGATGGTGATCTCAGTCCAGCCATAGACGGTTACCTTCATGCTGTCCTGCACGATATGGTAAGGCCCCTTCTGAGCTTCAAGCACCTTGAGAACTGATCCCAAATGCTTCCAGCTCATGACGGCTTCCTTAGAAGTTCCGCCCTGAGAGAGCTTAAGGACCGTGGTGTAAGCATCAAAAATCTTGCTTACAATGTTCGCTGCAGTGATCGAAGCGCCAGAGACCTGGATGGCCTGGAGGTATTTGTACGCGGTTTTCGTCTGGCCATAGAGAGTCGAGCTTCCGCCGTTTGCGGAAGAAAGCAAAGAACTCTTCAAGCTGGTGAAAGCGCCGTCGTCAGCACCGTCATAGTACACCTTTGCAGCTTGCGCCACGGTGTATCCAGACAGGTTGACAACCGATCCGCCAGAGCGGGCATCGTACAGAGTGACAACGCTTGTCTCCATGTTGATGGTGCGAACATAACCATCCTGAGGAGACGAGTTGCCATCATCCACGGTCACCTTCTGGCCGACTTCAAATCGGTCAGGACGGTCAACGGTGATGTTGCCAGAGGCGTCGCCATCGGCGGTGAGGGTCGCAAAGTGCGATCCACACAGCATGGTGATCGAGACTGCGTTCTTCATGTAGTCCATGAAATCTTCGACGATTTCAGGGAGCAACTTCAGAAAGCTCTGCTCATTCACTTTTCCATCGTGGCTGATGAAATCTCTGTGGTTAAAGATCATCGAGCCCCAAAGTTCTGGCTGGCTCGTAATTTCACCACGAACAAATACGTTCTCAGCGATATCGGTGCTGGAACTTAGTCCACCAAAGGCAAGGCTGGAAGCCTGCGCGCCTTTAAATGGAACAGGTAGCGTTCCACCCTTCCAATCGTTGTCCTTCTCAGCGCGGTTCAAAACGTAAACGCGCTTTTGGATCTCTTCCTTGAGCAAGTCGTAGTTCAAATTGTCGTTCAGCATAGTGCTAAACGATTGTGTAGTTCCCATGTTTTTCCCCTCCCCAGGGTGAAGTTGTTAAGAGGCTTAGACTTGAGAGCTGTACTCCCTAGCTTTCTTCCTCAGATCCTCGATACTTCTCGGTAGTTTCTTCGTTGGTGACGTGTTTTGTCCGCCAACGTTGGGAATGACTGGAGGGGGCGCCATGCTTTTCGTCCCCATCGCTTGCTGGTTGCCTTGCTGGGCACCAACCGCCGTTCCGGAAACTCCCTGGAGCCCCTGGCTGGGGGATGGGATAGGTCCGATGACGGCAAGTAGTTCACTCACCACTTGCTCCGGAGTTAGATTCTGGCCTTTCAGCTCAAAATACTCTCCCCGGTTAATACACTCTCGCATGAATGACCCAGGCTTTCCGGTCCGGGCATCGTATGCTTCCGCCACAGTTTTGACATCCGGCTTTGCGAGCACGGTCTGCAGGCTCGAAAGCGTTTCTTGCTCCGAGCGAGTCATCATCTGCTGTGACAATACTTGATTCTGCTGCATCAAATTCCAATTGTCTCTATTTATTTTTCGCGTCTGCTCAAGCTGGGCCTGAAGCTGAGGCGGAAGCTCCATTTCCTGAAGCTTTTGATGGACCCAGCCCAGAACCTCATCCTTCGGTACACCGATGTGCTCAAAGAGACTGTCGTAATCCTTCTGCTTAAGGAAATACGCAGCCTGCTGAATGTTGTTCACCAGGGGCTGATACTCTTTTTGAACCTTAGTCTGGACGGCCTCTAGCTCCTGCCTCGTTTTCTCAAACTTAGGCTTCACGAAATCTAGTCCATAGGCCTTTTCAAAGATCTCCTTCACTTCTTTCTCAGTCTTGGCGTCTTTCACCAGGGCGCGGAAAGCTTCCGGGATCTCATGTTCAGTATCGTGAACTTTGAACTTATGATTAGGAACAAACGCAGGCGGAACTACAACTGCCGCTTGCTTACCTGCATCACTTGCTGCTGCACTCGTCGATGCGTCTGCAGCCGCTGCTGTTTTTTCACCGCTCTGCGCGGGCTCAGCGGAACTGGTTTGTTCCGGGGTTGATGCTGCTGTCTCTGTGACTGTACTCTCCACCACTTCAGGGGCTGTCTGGCCGCCTTCTACTCCATCCAACATTTAGAAACCGTCTCCTTGTTACATTCCTGGGCTTGCTTGCCCGGGAAATCCCTGCATTCCCTGATTCATCGGCTGCGAACCTGGGATTTGAATTTTATCGGCTATGCCAGCCATGGCGCCCGTGGGGAGGTTTTCCAACTGAGCCAGAGCCGTGCCTTGCTCTTCCATGCGCATGATGAGCCAGTTGAGCGCCTCATAGGGGACGCGTGCGCGCTTGGTTTTGGACGGGTCTTTTGGATCTGGCACATAGATGTCGCACACAACCATGTATCCGCCAGTGGGGATGTACCCGCTTTTGGCGTGCATGATTTTTTCTTGGTTAAATGCTTCGAGCGCTTCATGTTCGTTTAACTTCTTTTCGTAGTTGGCTTGGATCTCAGGAGGTAGCGTCCGGAAATCGGCTTGCTTCATTCGGTGGGTGAGGGCTTCGATAATGAACGGGTGTTTGTCAAATGTGCGGGGCTTCGGATACTCGCCACGGTCAAGCGCCAGAATGTCGTTCTCGCAGTTGTCGGTGTCGATTGTGAGGCGGTTGAAAGCCTCCTCCCCATCCATGAACGGCATGGCCTTCATGACGCGCCCGATGTCCTCAGGCTTCATCTGCGGGCCCACGTACTGGAGAAAGTGATTCATCTGAATCTGTTTCCCCATCATCGTTTCCATGTCATCAGTGCGGGGCTCAAGCTTAATCTGAGAAGAGAGCTGGTCCTGGGACTTGAATTCGGCGATATTGATGTATTCTTTTTTGCCAATGGCCGGGATCAAATGGTTCTCGTCATAATAGTGACGAGCAAGCTCAAGGGCCGTCTCCCAAACGTCGATTAGGAAATCCTCAAATTTCTCAGCATAGAGTGAAAACTTTTTCTTGTGGCGAATTGAGCGCCAGAGGAGCGCGAAAGGTTCAAGGTTAGCCTTGATCTCCTCACTGTCCTCAAACACGTTTGCGACCTGGTACATCTCCTGAATCTGCGAATTCATGTAATTGAGATATTGCTCACCCGACCGGCCCGGCAGAATCGCAGGCGGTGCGCCAGAGACCGATAGCGCTCTTACGCCAGGGAGAGAACCCCCGTGCGTGATCTTAGATCCACCCGTCATGATGATCTTGTCGTCGCCCAAAGTTACCTGGTGCTCGGCCATCTTGCTGCCTGAGCGGTTCACCTCGGCCTGGTAGGGTCTGACAACCTTGATGATCGAGTGCGCGCGCGGAGAGGTTGCGCTCTCATCAAATCCTGCGTACTTAATCGGGAAGATTCCAAAGGGAAGCTCTCCCTCAAACAAAATCCCCTCCATCGTGCAGATGAAGTAATAACCCATGGGATAGAGCGCGCACGGGCGCAGATAGTGCTCGTGAACTAGGACCTGGTCCTTTGATTTCGTGTACTCGCCATTGACTGCGTCAAAAACTACGAACGTGTCCTCTGACGATTCCTGGATCAGCTTAAGCTTATCTTCGTCGTTGCCGACTAAGGCTTTTAGATCCTTGACCTGAGCCATCTTGCGCACGATGACGTACGGGCTGTCCTCAAACGCCTTAGCACCAGGGTCTCTGAGTACGTTGAACCCAAAAATCCGCTCAAACTGGAGCTGACCCGTAAATACCGGGCGATCCGACGCCTTGGGCTGGCCCATCTCATCCACCACGGGCTGACCCGTTTCAGGGTCCATTTCCGCTTCAAACCCTCTGAAGTCGCCCGCCATGCGGTCATAGTGGATCTTGACGAACACTTCCCCAATTTCGATGAAGTCCTGCGCCCACTGGCGCTGCTTTTTCCTAGTCTTGAGCTTTGATTTCAGATCCGCAATCACTGCGTTGTTAAGCTCTGCAACCTTCTTGTCCTGAGGTTCGTTCTCGTTCTTGGGAACCGCCATCACGCCAGGCGCAAACGAGGTGATGTTGTTGATGTACGTCTTTGTGATTTTCTGAATGTGGTTTTTGGTGAGCCTGATCTTCTGCTCAGAAGATAGCTGCTTGTTGTCCCGGATCCTATTCCAGAACTTGGAGCCCGACTTGTTGTAGTGCTCGCCTGCGACGAGCAAAACATTAGACCGCTGCTCAGAGAAAAGCTTGCTGTCGCAGCTTTCACCCTCTTTGTAGCGTTTATTC